GCGAAAGCATATGGTATCTTTGGTGACCGACTCAAAGCAATTCAGTATTGCCTGAATCGTTTCGATGAAGATACGAAAGCATCTTTCCTTGACTTGTATACCAAAGTTGATGAAAGTGTGAATATGGCTAACACTGTTCCTGAAGTGACGGCAACGGCAACTGCACCTTCATTCAAAGGTGATGAAGTTCCTTTCTAAGGTAAACAATACACCTTAACCGAAAAGACCCTTGACCAAAGGGTCTTTTTCTATTATAATATTAGAATCTTGAGAGATATGTCGCCTCTCAGGTTATACTTTGAAAAGTGCGACTTACATTAATGAGGTTAATTATGACTAAATCACAAAACGAAAAATTGGTACAGTTTTTCAGCACAGGAAAATCCTTGACTGAAGCCGAGGCTCAGCGCCGCTTTGGTGTTGCTAGATTGCCTGCTCGTGTTCAAGAACTCCGTGCAGAAGGTTACAGCATCTATACCAACAAAACTAAAAATGGTACCGCTTACCGTTTGGGTAAGCCAACTCGTGCTATGATTGCAACTGCATATGCAGTTATGGGCTCTAGTGCTTTTGCCTAAAAAAGCCTGAAAATAAAAGAGGTGTCACATACATAAAAGTGACACCTCTTTTTATCATAGGAACATCATGGAAATACAAGTTAAAGTTGAAGATTTGAAAAATCATAAAGTGTTTATTGCAACACCAATGTATGGAGGTATGGCTCATGGGATGTATGTTAAATCCTGTTTAGACTTACAATCTACATTAGGTAAATATGGAATCGAAACTAAGTTTTCTTTTCTATTCAATGAATCACTAATCACTCGTGCAAGAAATTATTTGGTAGATGAATTTCTTCGCTCAGGCTACACCCATTTACTTTTTATCGATTCTGATGTACACTACAATCCAGAAGATGTAGTTGCACTGTTAGCATTAGATAAAGATGTTATTGGTGGACCATACCCTAAGAAATCTATCAATTGGGGTAATGTTGCAGAGGCGGCTCGTAAACATCCTAACATGAATCCTCGTGAACTAGAGAAACTTGTTGGCGAATATGTTTTCAATGTCGTGAAAGGTACTTCGCAGTTCCAAGTAACAGAGCCACTTGAAGTGATGGAAATTGGTACTGGCTACATGCTAGTCAAGCGCCATGTATTCGATAAGATGGCTGTCGAATATCCAAACATCAGATACAAACCAGACCATGTTGGACAATCAAACTTTGATGGTTCAAGATACATCCACGCCTACTTCGATACAGTAATCGATTCGAAAGAGTCAATCACTGGTGGTGGTACAGACCGTTATCTTTCAGAAGATTACATGTTCTGTCAAATGTGGCGTAAGATGGGTGGTGAGATTTGGCTATGTCCATGGATGAAAACTCAGCACATTGGAACATACGCATTCACTGGTGACATGCCTAAAGTAGCTGAACTTACCGGCAAACTATGATTATTGGGTTAGTTGGTTTCATAGGTTCAGGTAAAGGTACAGTCGGTGACTTATTAGTTGAACAAGGTTTTATAAAAGATTCTTTTGCAAAACCTTTAAAGGATGCTGTCGCCGTCATGTTCGGTTGGCCTCGGGAGTTGCTGGAAGGTGACACCGAGGTCTCCCGTTCTTGGCGTGAGAAACCTGATTCATATTGGAGTGAAAAATTCGGATATGAATTCACACCAAGACTAGCATTGCAACTGATGGGAACTGAGGCTGGTAGAAATGTATTTCACCAAGACCTGTGGGTAATATCTCTTCTTAATCGTGCAAAAAACAAAGATGTTGTAGTGACTGATGTTAGGTTTCAAAACGAAATCAAATACATTCAAGACAATGATGGAGTTGTTGTACGAATAAGAAGAGGTCCTGAACCTGTTTGGTATTATCTTGCAGAGGATGCTAATCGAGGTTTCTCATCTGCAACCATGGGTATGGCAAATATGGGTATTCACAAATCAGAATGGGACTGGATTGGTTCTGAATTCAATTATGTGATTGACAACAATAGCACCTTGCAAGACTTAGGCAATGAAGTCAAAAGCATGTTGCAATTTTTTAGATAGTTTGTTATAATGTTATTTTTGAATGGAGTTAAATATGAAATTGTCCACTAACACGATGGATGTATTGAAGAATTATGCGAATATCAATTCGGGTCTTTTCTTCAAAAAAGGTAATGTACTGAGAACAGTTTCTTCACAGAAAACAATTCTTGCTGAGGCGACTATTGATGATTCATTTCCTCAAGACTTTGGCATCTATGAACTGAACACTTTTCTTTCTGTAGTGTCTTTGTCTAAAGAAGTTCCTGAGTTTGAGTTTGAAGACAAGTTAGTTAAGATTGTCAGCAATAAAGGTCGTAGCAAAATCAAGTATCGCTATTGTGAGCCTACTATGATTAAAACACCACCTGAGAAGAACATTGTTCTTCCTACACCAGAAATCACATTAGCATTGTCTGAAGAAGACTTTACATGGGTTAATCGTGTGGCATCTGTTTTGAGTTCCCCTCATATCGCTATTGAGAGTGATGGTACTGATGTTTGTATCTCTACACTAGACTTACAAAATGATGCCGCACATAGTGACTCTTTGCAAGTTGCTACTGGCAATGGTGATGTTTATCGTATCATCTTCAAGACAGAGAACCTGTCTAAAGTTATTACTGGTGCTTATGATGTGCAGATTTCATCTAAAGGTCTTGCACACTTCAAGAACAAAAATCGCAAGATGGAATACTGGTTGGCGACTGAAAGCGGCTCAAAGTTTGAAGGTGCTTAATCATGCAAGTGTTTAATACTACTCGTGAAGAATACATTGCAGTATTAGAAACTGAAGTTGAGACACTTCGTAGATATTACTTCAAACCAGAGACAGAAGGTACTGGACATTTCAATACCGCAATCTCAGTCTTAGAAAAACGCATTGAGGAAATTCGCAATGGAACAGAGGCGTAATTTTTTAAAAGGTGCTGGTATCATTGGTGCATTTGCTGTAGGTGTTGCATCTTATAGACAAGTGAAAGAGATGGCTAATGAGCATAAAGACATTAATCATCTTGCACCACCAGAAGGTGCACCAACGCTTCAAATCAACGGTGCATATGGTGAGAAGCCAAAACCACAAAGTGGAAATTTCATTTTTGCTCCTATGAATCCTGAAACCACTCATAAGGTTGTTATGACTGTTGGTAAAGACAATCGCTTGTGGATGAAAATTGAAGATAAGTGGCACCGAGTTGCTATTGAATCTTAATATGACTTATTTTATTATGGAGAATTTGAATGTCAGAACATATGTTATGGGTGGAGAAGTATCGCCCTAAGACGGTTGAAGAGTGTATCCTTCCTGATAGGTTGAAACAACCATTTCAGGAATATGTTAATCAGAGTAGCATACCCAATCTTCTTTTGACTGGTGGTGCAGGTGTAGGTAAAACTACAATTGCAAGAGCCATGTGTGAAGAGATTGGTTGTGACTACATGATTATTAATGGCTCTGATGAGAATGGTGTTGACACTATTCGTTACAAAATCAGAAACTATGCATCATCAATGTCGATGGCAGGTGGTCGTAAAGTTGTCATCATCGATGAGGCTGATTATCTGACACCAAACGCACAAGCAATTTTGCGTAATGCAATTGAAGAGTATTCTTCTAATTGTTCATTCATCTTTACATGTAACTACAAAAACAAAATCATTGAGCCATTGCACTCTCGCTGTGCTGTGGTTGAATTTGTTTTGAAGAATGGTGAACGGGCTAAGATGGCTGGTACTTTCTTTAAGAGAATTCAAAACATTCTTGGTGAGAAAGAACACATCGAATATGAAGACAAGGTGATTGTTGAAATCATCAAGAAACACTTTCCAGACTTTCGCCGTGTACTGAATGAACTACAGCGATATTCTAAATTTGGAAAGATTGATACAGGTCTTCTGGCTCAGATTCAAGATGTTTCAATTTCTGAAATCATCAAGTTTATGAAAGAGAAAGACTTTACATCAATTCGTAAATGGGTTGGTAGCAATGACATCGACCCAACAACTTTCTTTCGTAAAATTTATGACTCGCTTTATGATTCGATAAAACCACAAAGCATTCCTCGTGCCGTATTGATTCTTGCTGACTATCAATACAAGAATGCATTCGTTGCCGACACTGAAATTAATGTGGTGGCATGTCTAATTGAAATCATGGCAGATTGTGAGTTTGTATGAACAACGAACAGAAGATGGATTGGTTAGGTCGTATGGGTGAAAAGATTATTGTCAACTATCTCAGTAGACAAGGTCTTGTTGTTGAAGAATCAATCGACCCATATGATAGAGAAAAAGATTTGGTGTGTGATGGTAAGAAGATTGAGGTGAAGACTCAAGTTCCTTTTATCATGCAGAATGCTTTCACATTCAAACCCAATCAACTGAAGAAGTGTCGTGGTGTAGATGAGTTGTATTTTGTAGCAGTGCCGGCTCCTTCACATTCATACAAGTGGGAAGGTTGGATTTTCAAAGTGAACCCGCAAGAGTTTTTGATTAGAAAATACAATACTAAAGATGGTCGTGAAATGCTTTTGGTTAACATCGTGCAAGATGCTGTTGTCCCAGTCGAGAGAGTCTCGGATGAGTATATGGATGAGATGCGTAAGTACACTATTTCAAAGTACTGACCATGACACCATTTGACTTTGTAAACCAAATTTTGCAAGGTAAACAGCAGTTAATTGTTGATGACCTTACAGAGAAAGATTATGTTCCGTTTCTGACTAATCGGTCGCTTTCGTACCATAAAGATTGCATTTTGTTTGCTAATGAGATGAACTTGAGGCATCACATTGATGGCAAAATGCAAAATGATTTTTTACTAAATACCGTTAGGTCTCGCAAAAGACCTTTCACCAAGTGGGCTAAATCTGAAAAAAGTGAAGATATAGAATGCATCAAGATAATCTTCGGCTATTCAAATTCCAAAGCCCGTGAGGCACTTCGCCTTCTTAGTGATGAACAAATCCAAGAACTAAAAAGAAAAACGGATATTGGCGGAAAATGACTGATTTGAACAACTTTATTGAAGTGACATTGAAAGAGCAAGATGATTTTTTAAAAGTAAGAGAAACACTAACCCGTATTGGGGTATCTTCACGCAAAGAAAAAGTCTTGTATCAATCTTGTCACATTCTACACAAACAAGGACAATATTACATTGTCCACTTTAAAGAACTTTTTGCCTTAGATGGTAAAGAGGCTACTATTGATGATAATGATATTTCTCGTAGAAATGCTATCGCCAATTTGTTAGAAGAGTGGGGTCTCGTTAAGATTGTCAATCGACAAGTAATGACAGACAACATTGCACCTCTGCATCAGATAAAAATTATCTCATTCAAAGAGAAAGATGAATGGCAGTTGGTTACTAAATACAACATCGGTAAAAAGAAAACCGATTACTGATATGAGATTTTATTATGAAAAATGTGAAAGAAAAAATTGTGAAATTGAAGAATAGATACTCAGGTGATATTGTCTATACAAGAAATATCAAAGAGACTGTATCGTCAGAGAACATAACATTTGTGAAGGTTTTCAAAGAAGAGAACCCTCAGAGAGAATTTCTAGTTAACCTGAATGCCTTCGAGGTCCAGGATAAATAGAAATGTGATGCCTTCGGGGTCACTAATTTTGTAACTCGCTTAAAAGGAGAAAACTATGACACGCTTTACAGCATTATATCCACAATTTGTTGGTTTTGACCACCTGTTCAATGAGTTGGAAAGACTCGTTGAAGGTACTGCACCACAACGCAATACATCTTTTCCTCCACATAACATCATCAAAATCGATGACAGCAAGTATGTCGTTGAGATGGCTGTTGCTGGTTTTAGTCAAGATGAAATTGATGTTGAATTTCAAGACGGCACACTAGTCGTTAAAGGTGATAAGAAAGACCAAACAGAAGTGGACTATTTGTATCGTGGTATCGCTACTCGTTCTTTCACTAAGTCAATTAGATTGAGTGAAACTATTGAGGTTCGTGGTGCCCAATTCAAAGACGGTATTCTTAAAATCGGTTTAGAGAATGTAATTCCTGAACATAAGAAACCAAGAAAAATTGAGTTAAGCAAAGAACTCAATTTTGCCAAAAAACAACTTCTGTCTGAAACAGTAAGTTGATTGTTGGGAGCCTTTTGGCTCCCATCTTTGCCCCACAACTTATTTTTTTGTGTTATACTTACATTATGAAAATTTCAATCGCATCAGATATACATTTAGAATTCGGTGACTTGTTTATCAACAATGATAACAATGCCGATGTTCTTATCCTTAGTGGTGACATTTGCGTTGCCGCAGACATTGGTCGACCTGACCCAAACAACCTCTTAGAAGGTGCTCGTAGCAATCGTGTTACCGACTTCTTCAAAAGGTGTTCGTTTCAATTTCCACATGTAGTATACATCATGGGCAACCATGAACACTACAATGGTGACTTTGCAACAAGTGGAAACAAAATCAAATCAATGTTAGAGTCTAACATGTTGAGCAATGTTTATTTGCTTGACAAAGAAGTTAAGACAATTGATGAAGTGACATTTGTTGGTGGTACACTGTGGACTGACATGAACAACAGTGATGAGATGACACTGTATCACATTCGTAGAATGATGAATGACTTCCGTTGTGTGAGCAATTCTAATCGTATGCTTGAGCGTAAAGTTCCAATCTATGAAGAGAATCCATTGTTCACTGAAGATGGTAAGAATGGTGGCAAGTACCTTATGAAAGAAGGTGGCGGTTACATTGAGATTGGTTTCAAAAGAAAATCCGAGCCTTCAACATTTTCTCCAGAAGATGCAGTTGAAGACCACAAGAAATTTGTGCAGTATATTCAGACTGTGATTGAAGGTAAGTTCGACCAGAAGTTTGTAGTTGTTGGTCATCATGCGCCAAGCAAAGCATCTACTCATCCTCGTTATAAAAACGATACATTGATGAATGGTGGTTACTCTACTAACTTAGATGAATTCATCTTAGCACATCCACAAATCAAATTGTGGACTCATGGGCATACGCATGAAGACTTTGACTACATGCTAGGTTCGACTCGCATTGTTTGTAACCCTCGTGGTTATATCAATTACGAAAGTCGTGCTGATTCATTTAAATTGGTGAGTGTTGAAATATGATAGAATTGTTTCGCCCCACTTTGCAATGGATAAAAGATGACTACTCTTCTAATCGCATTCGTTTTGCTGTTGAGTTGTTGGCTTGGGCTGTTAGTATTGGTTGCTCAATTACCATGGCTATCACCGTACCAAATCCTCCTCTTCTTGCTCTATACCCTGTGTGGATTAGTGGTTGTGTCATGTATGCTTGGGCTAGTTATACTAGAAAGTCATTTGGTATGTTAGCCAACTACCTTCTGCTAGTGAGTATTGATTTTGTTGGTTTGATAAGGATGTTATAATGCCGTTATATATTGTTGAGACTGTTTCGATGTTTCGTATGCGTTATGTTGTTGAGGCTAAAGAAGAGTCTCATTCACATGATGAAGTCATTATGGAAAGAGGTAAAGATACTTTCAAAGAATTTTCACAAGAGCATATCGATGAATCGATTTTTAGTTCTCGTGAAATTTCAAAAGAAGAATATCTAACATTGTTCGATAAGGACAACCAGTACATGGCTTCTTGGTCTGAAGAAAAGAAGTTGGGTTTTATTAACAAGATTGATTATAAAGAATGAAAATCTACAAAAGCGGTTATCGTAATCATTGGGTATCACCATACACTATTCTGAAGACTGTTTGTTTTTGGGAGAAAGATGATGATGTGTTCTATAATCACGAAGAAGTTCCTGGTCACAAGTATGACAAGTGGGTTAAGTTTTTAAATCCAATTTGCGGTGCATGGTTGAAGTTTCTTGATTTTGTTCACCCACAAATCAACTATGTGAAGATTGACCGATACGATACTTGGTCAATGGACCACACATTAGCAGATATCATTCTGCCAATGTTGAAACAGTTGAAAGAAAATACGCATGGCGCACCTTATGTTGATGATGAAGATGTTCCAGAAGAATTGAAATCTACTTCAGCACCACCAAAAGAAAATGAATATGATGCCGATGGTAACCATCATAAGCGTTGGGATTGGGCACTTGATGAAATGATTTTTGCTTTTGAATGTAAAATTGATGATTCATGGCAAGATAAATTTCGTTCTGGTGAAATGGACAAAAAGACCGTTGCTTGCAAGTGGGATGAGAATGGTAAAGCAACAATGTATCAATGGATTGATGGACCGAATCATACATACGAATGTGACTATGAAGGTATGCAAGTGGTTCAGAAAAGAATTACAAACGGCTTTCGTTTGTTTGGTAAATATTATGAAGGGCTATGGGACTGATGTTAAAATCTGATAAGAATTTTCGACTATCGAAAACAACTAAGAGAATGATGTGTTCAATTGTCAATGACAGTGAACGCAATGAATTTAAACGCACAATGATTCAAGCAGAACTTGCTAGTGAAAAAGCAAAGCGTGAGTCTGGTAAATCTCGCAAAGAAAAGAATGAAGCCTAAACTAATTGATGCATACATGAAGACGGCAGAAATATTTGCTGAATGTTCTACTGCAACAAGACTTCATGTTGGTGCCATTGTTGTAAAAGATGACCGCATCATATCAATTGGTTACAATGGCATGCCATCTGGATGGACAAACGAATGTGAATATGTTGCTGATGTTCATCCTAGTGATTCTAGATATGACTTCAATACTTTTAGCAAAGAACTTAAAACTAAACCAGAGGTACTTCATGCTGAAACTAATGCAATTGCGAAACTTGCTAAATCTACCGAATCTGGTTTGGGTGCTACTATGTTCATTACCCATGCTCCATGTTTGGACTGTGCCAAACTTATATACCAAAGTGGTATTAGCAGTGTTCTATATCGTAACACTTATAGGGATATTGCTGGTGTCGTATTTCTCAAAAATTCCGGTATTGAGGTGGAACAAGTATGAGCAAGATATATACTACAAAGGTCGTTGAGATATGCGATAACGGTGACGCTATTGTCGAACTGCCAGATGAATTGGTAACACAATTAGGATGGGAGATTGGTGATACTTTAGATTATAAGTTGAAAGAAGGTAAAGTGTTCATAAAAAATCTAACAAAGGACAAGAGAGATGGTCGAACTAAATCTGGAAAAACTAAAAAAGTGCGTACCAAATAACAAAGACCATGCAGGTCTGTTGAACGCATTCAATAAAGTGTTTGAGAAGTATCAGATAAACACTAAAGAAAGAGTTGCTGGTTTTCTAGCACAATGTGGACATGAATCTTTAGACTTCACTGTTCTAAAAGAGAATTTGAATTATGGTGCTAAAGGTCTTCGTGGAACATTTGGTAAGTACTTTCCTGATGATGCGACTGCCGCAAAATATGAACGCAAGCCAGAGATGATTGCTAATCGTGTTTATGCATCTCGTATGGGTAATGGTAATGAGGCATCTGGTGATGGTTACAAGTACCGTGGTCGTGGTGCAATTCAATTGACTGGACATGATAACTATACTGCATTTGCAAAAGATATCGGTAAGACTATTGATGAGACTATCGCATATCTTGAAACATTAGAAGGTGCAATTGAATCTGCATGTTGGTTCTGGAAGAAGAATGGATTGAATGAGATTGCAGATAAGAAAGATATTACCTTGATGACTAAACGAATCAATGGTGGTACTATTGGTCTTGAAGACCGAACAAAACATTGGAACAATAATTTACAGGTACTATAGTATGACTAACATGCCATTAGATGTTCATGCATTTCAACTTGCATGTGACCAACTTGCTTCAAAAGAAAACGCTGAACTTTATGCAGAATTAATTGAAGAAGAGTTTGATGAGTTTAAGGAAGCACTTCTTGATGAAGATGATGTTGAACAACTAGATGCATGTATAGATATGATTTGGGTCATCTTAGGTTACTGCCACATGAAAAAATTCAAAGTGTCACAGGCTTGGGATGAAGTTGCTAAATCTAATTTTGCCAAAATTGATAAAGAAACTGGTAAAGTGATACGCCGTGCAGACGGCAAAGTCTTGAAGCCAGAGGGATGGAAACCTCCTGACTTGAAGGAATATGTTGGGTAATAATCTAACATATGTGTTGCATTATAACATGAACTATGTTATAATGTTTTTTTAATGTTAATGAAAGAGAATATGAATATTTTTGAAATTGCTAAGAAAATTGCAATCGAAAAG